AAGGGGGGCAAAGCCCCCCGTTAGCTTTAGTCAGTAACGTACTGAACTACCATTACAACATCACCAGCTGCCGCACCAGCAACAGCAGCAGTCTGAGTGACAGCAATGCGTAGCGGTACGCCTGGGTCAGATGTCAAGCCAGCATCTTCCCAAACAGACTGTAATGGAGCATTCCTGCGGGCAACTTGATTGAAAGCAAGGTCATCTCCGGCTGTGTTGTTAGATCGCATTTGAGTTAAGCCAGTCGTATAGGCATCTTCACCAATAACAGCATCAGCCGCATAAAGCGTTTGAGAGCCATCAGTATCGTTAAATTGCTCTCCGCCGTTATAAACACCGACATTTACAGATGAGTCGGTTCCGGTATCAAGATCATCATTAAATATTCGGATGCTAATAATCCGAGCATTCGATGGTACTTGGCACAAGATAACTGCATCGCCATCAGCATTCAGATCGTCAGCCGCACATGCACGAACGTCCATTGATTGGTGAAGATTGCCACCAACATTGCCTGGAGCAAGGAAGTCAAACGGATCATTCGTGTCAATCGCAGTAGCGTTTACACCTTTAGTAATAGCCATTAGTCAATCCTCCTTATGAACCGAATGTGTAGCTTTCAGATTCGTCACAGTCAATTTGGACGATCTTCTCTTCTTCCATGCGAGTAGCACCGAAGGTTGCACAGTAGTAAACCTGTGTAGAGAAAGACTTGTCGGCACGCTCTTCAATGCGAGCCATAACGTCCTGACCAACTGCAAGCTTCATGCCATCTTCTGCCCATGCGAAGCAAGTGCGGATGTTTCCTGCCTTTGCTAGACGGTTAGATACGATGAACTTAAAGCCCATGAACGAATCAACTTCACCGCGAACCAACGCTTTAACAGTGTTGAAATCCGACGATGTAACGGCTGTTTCATTCAGCAATCGCTGAATCTGGAATGGTGAGCAAGCAATGTAGCGTGAGATGCTTGGGTCAACAGAGTTAACGTCAAGCTTCTGCTTTGCTTCAATTAGCTTTTCGATAGTCAGGTCAACAGAACCATTTGCAATCTGCTGAGCAGAAGGCAAAGAAGTGCTAGTAGAGCCAGACTTTCCAGTCTTTGAAACGCCAGTAGCGGCTGCAATGATAGAATCATCCATTGCACGACCCATAGCAGCTGCCGCAGTGCGGGCATACGCTGATGTTGGATCAATTAACATACGAACTTTGTCCGCATCATCAATCAGGTCAGCCCATTCGTAGCTGTCCATAGTGACCATACGGCGAGAGTGTGGAGTATCCAAGATTGGAGTGTCAGAGTGACGTGAAGTACGCTTCACCGCCGCAGACTGACCTACCTGGTCAAAGAACGCCTTTTCACCTGTAACTGATTCCTCAGATACAGAACCACGCAACAAACTGCCCATCTGCTGTGAAAGCAACTGGACATTGCTGCTAAACTGCTGCACGAATGCAGTCGTAATTTGCGTAGACATAATCGTCTCCTGTTAGCAATGTAAAGTTGGTTTCGCTACCCGACTCATGCCGGACGATAAAGTTTTGACGATTTACGTACCCGTCAAACGGCAGGGGCTTTCGCTTGTCCTGGCTTGATTGCGCTACTCTTACTCCGGGCCCTAGGCTTGTCGGCAGGTTTTTCGCACCACTCTACGAACTGATCGGATACTGCAAGAGCATTTCGAATCATTTCGGGTGTTCCAAACTCGAGTGTACTCTTTAGAATCTCAAGTTTAAACTCTCTATCAGATAAATTTTTATCCAGTGGCATATTCCCTCCACTTCATAGCTTCTTGAACATACCACTGATGCTCTGGATGTCGCGAGTCCCAGTAAGGCGTATTAGGCGCTGTAATCTCCGAAACCTTCTGTATTGCATCGTTCGGAGTAATTCCGCCGCTAGTCTTTACGCCCTCAAGCGTATCCTCACCAACCTTATCTTTGAGGTAGACGCCCATGTTTGCCAGCATGCGAATAACTTCTGGGTTATCTCCAAGCAATGTGCCGTCAGCTAACTGAATTTCAGTCATCTCAGGGTTACCAAACTCAGAGAGAACACCGTTGGCTAGACTCATGCGATCATCAAACGCCTGCCCAAACTCTTTACGCAGCTCACTTTCCGCTTGCTCGACCCTTGCTTGCGCTTCTACTCCAGCGCCTTCCGCGCCCGTGAAGGTCATCTCATTATAAGCATCAAGCATTACCTGGGCTTGCTGTGGATTCATTCCTGCTTTGTGTGCCGTATCTTTAAACCATGACACTAGGTCATTATCCATTTCGGCGCCTTCCGGCACGTTGTTATAGGCCAGCTCGTAACCCTCTGGTGATTCAGGTCTACCAAGTTTTGCGTACACCTCGCCCCATTCGTCTTGGGTTGCATGCTTTCCAGGTAAGGCAACCTTATCTGCACCTACCATCTGCTGGGCATGAACATAGCTTTTAGCTAGTGCGCCAACATCGTTTATATGCGAAAGGCTTGAATGCTCTCGTATCTCCTCGGGAATGTTTGATTTCCAGTCTTCAACAGACTGAGCTACCCCTGGTGCTTCTACCGCATCAGAGACTACAGCTACCTGTTCTTCACTCATTGATTTGATCCTTTAGTTTTTGATCCCAATCCGCCAGCATATTTTTGAGATACAGCACTACCGTTCGCTGGCCTTCACGAAATGCTGTTTCCGTCGGATCTGACGAAAAGGTGGAGGTGGTTAGGTGAAACCTGGACTCTAGATGCTCTAGAACCCTAGTCCCGTCCTCAGTTTCAAATGCTCGCTTGTAAGTGCCCTTGAGATCATCCGGTGTCATTGACCCTCCAATGCTCTATAGGCAGGGGCGGCTTGCCCTGCGGCCTCCATAAGCTGAACAGTTTGCTGCTGTTCCGCAGCCGCTTCTTCTGCCGCTTGTCGGTTTTGTCGTATTTCAGCTACCTGGTCATTACCCCTTACCGTCGTAGCGGGAACGCCCAAAACCTTGAGCAGATACTTGGACATGCCATCAATGTCGATGTAGTCCATAGCTGAAGGATCAATCTGCGATAGCGGCATAAACAATTCAATCATTCGTAATGCAGATTGGATGTCACCAGATCGCTGCGCCTTGGCTAGCGGTGAAACGTATTCGATCTCGATATCAGAGTTACTCATAAACTCAGGCGCAGGGCTGAATGCCTTTTCTCTTACCATCAAGTTATATACACGGCCAATCATTGGCTGAAGCAATTCTGCCTGTAAGCGTCCAAGAACTGGACCGAGCAAGCGCATCTTTTCTTCGGTGCGTTGAACAACCTCAGTCGCTGTCATCTGTGGACCCTGGCTCATAATAAGCTGGTCAACGTAGAATGCCGCTTCAATAGAGCGACGACGCTGCTCCTCCATGTTGAGGCCCAAAGGATTGTTGGCCCCAATATTTAGTGGCTCGAGACGATCACGAGTACCGGATCTATAAAAGTTAAGGCCACCAGGGACTGTTCGGATAGGCAGCATAAAGCCATCGTCGGGAACCATAAGCGGCGGATCAACCTGCTTCTGCGCTGCCCGAATTGTCACTTCTGACATCTTGTTCAGCATTTTAATGTCAGGTAGCGCCGTCATTGCTGGTGATCGACCGTACCCAATCTCGAAACTTGCCTTTACAAATCGCGGCGCAACATAGGGAAACTCTTCAAAGCCAGACTCACTGAGAATAGTTCGACTGCCTGGATCGAGGTACACCGAAGCGAATGGCATATTTCGATTGTCTTTACGGGTAACATCGCGATCAGTGCGAGGGTAAACCGCGTGTATCAGCGTAATCTCTTGATAGGGATCTCTCTTGGCGGCATTCAGTATCTTGTTATCAAGAACTTCCTCGCCAAAACGCTGAATGACTGCACGCGCGGGCATTTTAAACTGGCGGAATACTGTATCAACGCGCCCCTTGTCATCTTCTGACAGATACACTTCAACGCAATGTTTGGTAGAGAATCTAATCTGAGTATCGGGATCGGTTTCAATAAACATGACGCCAGTGCCGAATGTGATTAAATCAGAATACAGCTCATGGATTTGCTCTTGAAAGTTAGAGCGGTTGAACGCCAGGTACATGTCGTCTTCTACAGACTCCAACCACTCCTTTGCTTCATCGCTCTCATCTAACCCTCGGTCCCGAAATCTCAAAGAGAACCAGCGAGTAGCGGCGTTGGTAAGCATTCCATGCAAGCTAGCGGCCATTAGCTCTGCCGCATGAATTGCTGTGGAGTCAAAAATTAACTCAGTCCGCTTGTCACCATCCGACCGCTTCTTGGTAATGTCAGCTTTTCGCGGGACAACATAATCAGCAATTTCTTGCCAGTGAGACTCCCAAACGTGTCTTTGCGAAGACAGGCTTTGGAAACGCCTCATTAACTGCGCGCCTAGTTCATCGGCCATGCTTTTCCCCTAGTGTTCTACGTGGAACAATTAACTGCCCAGTAATGTTTTTCGCTGAACAGAAGCCTGCCCAGTCAATCCCATTGGACTAGTAGCAACGCCACGAGCACGTCTTCGCCGGTAAAGCTCGCGGGTTGCCTCCTCTTGATTCTCATTATCGCCGCTTAATGCCGCTAATGGTCGAACAGCTCGCTGCTCTACTGCGCCTGCTGGCGCGGCCTGCACAATTTTTGGTTGACCGCTCAAGCTTTTGCCGATGTCTTGCAGCATGTCGACTTGCTTTGAAACTCCGACTTCACGGTCAAAACTCCTTAACCCGCTTTTAATTTCTTTCCCTATCTTCTTAATCGGTTTACTCATATCATCCCCACTTGTGCGGCAGGTCCAGTACCGCGCCATCGTCTGTCATGTAACCGCCCATTCTGAGCAGCAAATCTGTTTGAGAGTTTTCCACAAGGATGCGATCAACACCAGACACCCAAGCCACACCAAATAACGTATTCATTATGCGTCTGCTAAAGAATCTTTTTTGGTAATCAGGTAAAATCAATGTATGCGCTGTCCATGTCGCCTCATCGTTTTCTATCGCATAGCACCAAAAAAAACCCGCAATCTTGTCTTTCACTTCGCATGTTACAACAAAAGCGTTCTCGATAATCGGCCTGTGCTCTTTCAGATACGGGTAGTCATACCTCTGCATATAATCAAGAAGCACGTCCTGAGACAGCTGAGCATCATGTATTCTTGGACGTATCACCGGCGCCTAGCTTCTTTCGCTTGGTTTCGGAAGCGAGCAACCCCCTCGGGCCAGTCAGAATAGTTTGCTGTCTGCCGACACGCTTAGGATCAAAAAGTTTCTTCTTGAGTCTCTCTTCTTCGCCTGCATAAATAGGCTTTACCGGCACCATAGGGGGCACTGGCGGAGCGGCGGGTACAGTGATTGTGGGTCTTCCCATATTCAGATCCTCGCAGAAAACGGGTTGTATGATGAGTCTGCAATTGCTTGTGGTGGTCTGCCATCATGCAACTTATTGTCTTTAATGCCAACCGCCAGGTATCGGAACGCATCAGCAGCGTGGCTTGACCAGTCATGTACTGGCGTTGCACGGAAGCTTCTGGACTTCTCATTGTACGCGCGGTGGTACTGTCTCAGGCACTCAAGCCCTGACTGGCAAGCATGTTGATCGAACATACATCTAGCGATAATCATTTGCGCGGCATGAATTCCATCTTCAAGCGGCAGCTTTGGCACCACACGGAAGTTAATCCCCAGGTCAAATGAAACTTCGCGCCTTGATTTTCCGCTGCCTAGCTCGCGCACCTCAATGTCATGCGGGGCATTATGAGTGCCGTACAAGTAGCCTTTTGATTGCAGCACTTCAGCATAATGCGGAAGCCCTTCGTTCCTATTCTCATAGAAGTCAATGACATGCACTGATCGGCCTACCGATTGAGTAAACCAAATAGCAGTAGAGTCCCCTACACCAAGATCCCACCACGTATCTACCCTGATAGCCGGGTCATGTGGAACCTCGGTGATGCGCCCCTTCTCATGGATTAGCTGTAGCTCTTTTCCAAAAATGGCTCCTGGCACATTCGCAACCCATGAACACTCAAACTCCTGCTCAAAGGTGTCAGCAGACATCATGGCTTTAGCAGCCTCTAGCTCCTCCTCATCAAGAATTCCTGTCTCACTCGCTTTGCATACCTGAGTAAACCAATCCTTTTGACCCTCTGCCGCTACATACAACTCGTAGAACGCATTGTGTCCGCGGGGTGTGCCAATAAATAATGCCCAGCCCTTTCGGTCAGATAGGGCGGGACGAATGACCTCGGGGAAAAGAGACTCTGGCATGTCTGCCATCTCATCAAGTACACAGCCATCAAGATAGATACCTCGCAAGCTGTCGGGATTCTCTGAGCCTAACAACTGTATCCTGGCACCATTAGGCAGGTCGGCTCGCAATTCAGTCTCATGGAATCGCACCATAGGTATACTGCCGGCAAATTGCTTTAGGTAATCCCATGCGACCGCCTTAGCCTGGCGGTAAGTAGGCGCTATGTAAGCAAAGCGTGGGTTGGTCTTATCGGAAAGTATGGCATCTCTAAGCAAATGGTTGATAGCCATTACGGTCTTGCCAAAACGACGGTGGCAAACAACAACGCCCCATCGGTGACTTTGCAATTGACTATGCAAGTCAGCCTGCAATTTTCTTGGTTTATAGGGTATGAATATCTCAGTCATCTTTAGGCGCCTACGTCCCTATTGACTACCATCGTCCCACTTCAAAGTGATAGTACCGCTTACTTTGCTGTCCGCGGAATCTTCAACCTTATTCCTAACCCCTAAAGGCGCTAGCTGCCGAACGTACTTATCCTTCTGGTCAACCTCTAACCTTCTACGCTGGACTTCAGCCATAGCAAGCTTTGGGTCTTCTGGTAAGGGCATCTCAATAATATCAATAATCTGATCTCTCAAGACTTCAGCTTGAAGTGCGCGGGCTTTGCGATATTCCTGGTAAGCCTCATCAGTATCTTGCACATGTCGCAATACAGTTTTCCACGAAGGGTACTTAGCGTTTTCATTGCAAATACGAGTCAAAGACATTCCATCGGCTATCTGTTCGCAGATTTCCGAGAATTGATCTTTTGTAAGTCTAGCCTTTCTAGGCAACGCCTTGCTCCTAAAAAAGCCCGCCGTAACGGGCAATGTATGCGGGAGGCCAACATGCATTGGCTGGCTAATAATATGCTTGGCTGGCAGTGAAAGCAAGACACTGTTATGTGGTGGGGTAATATATATATACACACGGGCGGGCGCGCAGGCGGGGGTACGGGGGCGCGCACACGCAAATGCGCATGACGCGTACACGCAACGCACATGCACACGCGCAGCCAGGCGCACACATGCACACACGTCGCGTCGAGAGGATCGTACGCGCGAGCACTGACAGACTGAGGCTATGGGTACCGTCCCACAACCCATCCCCTGGTGCAGCTCATCCCCTGGCGTAGCCCTAGAACTGCGCACAATCGCCCTGGGTAAACGCTAGCAGCTCACCTGGTGCAACCCTACCGCCTACCCCTTTAAACCGCTTAGCTAAGCTAATAAGCCTATGGACTGTCACAATTGTCACGCGTTTAACCCTACCCCTTGACGTAACGCGTCAGGGTGTGATTCTATAGATCCCGTCAACACAACAACGCCACGGGAGGCGACGACATGACACGCATCACACTCAACGCAATTCAACAAGAGCACATCGCAGACTTGATTATCGAGCACAGGCTAACCGCCAGCAGCGAAGACCGATTTTTCCAGAAGTGGCTAGAGACCGACGACGAAGCAGTGCGTAGCATTTTCAAGGCGCAGGCAAGACATCGCCAAGCTATCGAAGCCGAG